CTGCCTGATCTCATAACTTATAAGAGAAGCATCATCAAATACAGATGTGTCACCAACCCAAGATTGAGTTGCACCCGTGAGGTTACGAGCATCAAATACATTGACTGTATCGTCCTCTGAACCCCCAGATGCACCTAACCAACCATAGAGTACATTACCTCGGGCATCTTTTGCAACGACCATGTAAGTTGAATTTCCAGTTTCAGCAAGGTTTTGCCAATCACTGAAGACTTGCTTATTATCAGTGATGGTTGCTGCAGCTATAGTTTCAACTATGGTTACTGTACCAATATCTTTGTCGTAGCGTCTTGAGAGTATATTATAACCATCAGACCATTCGCCATTGGCCCTCTCCATACTTGCCCTTAAGAGGGTTGAGTAAGTATCAAGGACATCGACAATAAACATTGAACTGCCGGTGTCGTCTAATGCATCTGGTCTAAATGATATCTCAAAAGATTCTACAATAACATCATCTCCATCTGACTGTTTCTCGTAAACATCCATTACATAAACATCATTGAATAATGGATTCGCGTTTTCAACAAACCTGACGGCAATGTTGTTGTACCACTGACCTCTCCCTATAGGATAGAGAAAACATAAGGGATAAGTATCGCCGGAAGCTTCTAGGTTTGAAGTGATTTCAGCTATTGAGTTGAGTGAATCATTGTAGCTAATTACGACTGAAGCTGTTGCGTCGAGATCAGCATAAGCAGCATCAATCCTAATATTTGCAAATGTAGCATCATCTGGCATCGGCCGAATGAAGTACATTGCTCCAGATTCACCTAGGTAATTGTAGGCACAGTATAGCCCCTGACCGTAATTCTTTCCATAGGTTTCGATGTTTGGTTCGCCGTATTCACCAACCAGTTCACTACGAGAGCCAATAAATTTGAATTTATTGTCCTCACCCTTCTCTGCCAACGCAACAAAAAATCCAATTGTTCCAGGTACCGCTTGTACATACGTTGACAGATCAATGATTTTGGTATATACACCTGGAGAGATATTTGGCATATGCACGTCCTCCCTAAAATCGTCTCTCTAGTTTCAGATCTCTAAAAGAAGTTATCCTTTCTCTAGGTGTATATTTCTTTAATCCCTTTTTTTGTCTCTCTGCTCTAGAAATAGATAAACCACACGAAAATTAGCTGCCGAGTAGCGTCTTTTACTATTGTCGGAAATGTAACTCGTGCAAATAAACTAAATGGACCTGACTCGCCTCCTGTCTTACTTGGAGCTATATAGAGTCCTGCTTCGCTCAACAGTTCACCGTTGGCATCTGCTGATCCAATTGTCGTTGTAACTTGTGCTATTAACCATTGATCGTCATTTGCATCATCCTGATAATAGACAACCGTATCAATTGGGTGCTTATAATAGGAACCACCCCGGAAGTCACCATAGCTAGTATCAATTGTACTTATTGGAATTTCACTAGCCATGTCAGTGTCAGTGTTGGTTGGCAAAATCGGATCTAGTGGATCGCCTGGTGTAACTCCTCCATCGCCCAGGCCAAGCCACCCAATAAAATCCTCTTTAACTGGTACTATACTTGCGTTATCAACATCAAAAACTCTCACAGCTACATATTCACGCCCAAGGTAAACCACAAGGTTATCACTGGAGTATATTTTCTTCCGTTCTCCATCTACTTCCTCAAAAACATCGACTCTACCTATAGGCTTCCTGAGAACTGCTTCCTTCTCGTCCACACCGTCACCAAGACAGTGTTTCCCATATTCGTCTCTTACCTCGACGTGAATTGTCTCTAGTTTGCTCATGTTTAAATCCTCTTTACTGAGATTGTTTTTAATTTGTTCTAATATAAATACAAATTAAGTAGTCGCTCGTTACTAGTTTAATTAGAATAGGGCGGTCCCACACTTAGCACAGTAGTCGGCACTAGACTTCGACTTGGTACCGCAAGTGGGACAATTCACCCTAGACTTAACAGTTACTGGTTTTTCAACCTGAGTCTTATTGGCCTTGGTTCCCCTGAGTTTCAATACAATGATATGAGTGTTACTCTCAAGTTCTCCATGATGGCCAAAGTTGAATGACTGACCAGATGCTGAACCAGGAACTGTGATACCCTCATCTTCGGTAGGTTTAGCGCTTTCTTGAACAGCATCTTGATCAGTAACGAAACCAGCCGATCTTACTTCACTCCCAATGGAGCAATTCATCGCCTGGACATCGTCAGACTGTTTAAATGTTCCTGTGTGGGACTCACCATTAGAGTTCGTAAAAGTATAGTCAACTGAGGATCCTTCATCTGTTTTACTTGTTGTCCCGCTGTAGTAATATGTTGGACAACAGCATGGATCACAATAGCAACCAGTACAACGGGGATACCAGTATGGCCAAGGTCGATAAGGTTGCCAAGGTTCAGTAATAACTCTCCTATGCCTAATGACCTCTTCATACTCAACTTTCTTTTCAAACCTGTACTCTACTCTGATAATCCCATCATCTACACGGTCACCACGATGTTCAACTATCTCCTCAGTCTTTTGAATAAATCGAAATCTATTCTTGACTTGATATCCCTTCAAAAAACCTTCAAGTTCGCACTGAGAGTTAGGTTGAAGGATAAGAGACCCATCAATGGCATCTTGACCATCAACTGTAACTTTCACAGTTGCTTTTCTTGATTCAAGGTTTTTCAATAGAAGGGAATACTCTGAACCAAATGGCAGGGTGACAGTATCATCCTTTTCTCTCAGGACTTTACCACCACATTTGATAACGGTAACGAAGCGATCTTTATACACCATGACTACCTCCTTTACAGGGCATCGTCTAAACCCTCAATGTTTAAAGACGATTGGAGTTTAAGTAACGAGCGACTACTCTATTTATTTGTTCTATTACACTTATGGTAGTGTACTTGTTGTCGTACTAGTCGTAGTAGTTGTCGTAGTTGTATATGAGCTAATATATGTACAGAAGTTATCAAAACGACCCTCTACTGTTGGCGAAGCACCCCCTCTTGTAGCCCGGAACTCAACAGGTTGTACTAGACCTATAGGTGCTACCTGTGCTTCCTGATGATGTAGGGTCCAAGATGTACCATTCCAATAGTAACTTGTCCAAACATCTCCCACTCTCGTTATACGAAATTTACCAAATGTATCAGTGGTAACAACAGTATTCCACCAACCACCAGGTCCTCCGTCCTGATATACCCATGTGCGATACGCATGCTGACCACCCCAATAGCCTCTGGCTATAAACATAAACATGCCGTCAAACCCAAAAGTCCCATATTGATCCCAAGTGGACATATGAATGTACCATTCATTTATAGCTGGACCCTCAAATGTTTCCCAATCTACCTGAATATCAAAATCTCCATTTCCAATATCTGGAATGAGGTTGACTCGTGCATTAGAACCTCCACTGGATTTACGCACGCTAAGTTTGTTACTCTGGATTGTAACAGTAGGAATTCCCACAGTCCAAAGTACTGGATTAGGCGGACTTCCATCTGATCCAGTAAATGTGTCACCGATGCCAGGACAGACCCACTCCCTAAAAAAGTCACTTTGTAGTAAGTATGGAAAACTTGGGCCCGATCCTATACTACCATTATTTCCTGTTATAGATAGTCGGTGAGTTCCTCCACCTTGTGGATCAGAGGTAAGTACAAGTTGAGTCCACCCACTTACTGTTGGATCAGAAGTTGCATAATAAGCTATAGCAGTACCTGAGGCTGGTACTGCAATTCTAAACCATATCTCGTTAACCCCAGTAGGCACATCTCCGTTGTCAGATCCACCAGTTCCTGTTGTCTCCCAAGCAAGACGGTATGTTGAATCTGAATCACGGAACCTATGGAATAATCTGATTCGACTAGATGGTCCACTAGATTGCCATTCAAGAGTTATATTAAAATCACCATCTGTTGCACCCAAACCAGGTGGAAGATACATCTTAGTCCATACATCAAAAAGTCCAGTACGACTATTTTGTCTAACGTATGAATCTCCACCTGCTTGATTGATGGTGAAATCTAATGAGCTCTCAGTAATTGTATTCGTACCTTCTTCATGAATTTCATCCCAACACGAACTAATAGATGCATCGTCAAATTCATCATACCATATACCAGGTGGACAGGTTGAGGTAGTTGTACCAGTTGTTGTGGTTGTAGTAGTACTAGTTGTAGTTGTCGTGCTGGTCGTAGTCGTGGTTGTAGTAGTACTAGTTGTAGTGGTAGGAGCTGGAGGTAACGTAGTAGTGACAGCCGTAGTAGTGGTCACAATTAGTGCAGTTGAATCCTGTATATATATCTGACAAACATCCTTACCGCCCATACAGTCAAACATACCTTCTTCATCAAAATCTTGCCACCCACCAGCCATGTAACCATAGAGATAAAATGGTTCTTCTGGAGGCGTTGGATCT